CCTATACTATAGTAAGGCTATAGATTAGCCAGAGACATAATTCATATCAGGTTTAATTACCAATTTGGTTATAATCTCGACCAAGGCTATAGCAAAACTATAGTATGTGATTTTCTAAATCCCTAATTGCGCTTGCATCGAAGATGCTGCGCTTAGTGGGCTGTTTCTTAAACAGTCACGGTATCTTAATTCTGTAGTAGGTCTGTAGTATGCCAGCGGCACTCCCTCACAAGAAAGCTATTGCCAATCGAATCCGTAAGATGATTCGAGATGGCGTAGCTATGAAGGACATCATGGTCTCTATCCAAGACCTACAGGATGCACCTTCTTCTTTTGCTACCTTCTACAAGATTTATGGTCAGGACATTGCTCAAGAGCGTTCTGACATTGTAGGGATGGTAGGTAACAAAGTAGTACAACAGGCTCTTGAAGGTGACTTCAAGTCTCAGGAACTCTTTCTCCGTAGTAAGGGTGGTTGGTCCCCTAACTCCACCTTGAATGAGCAGGAGCAAGAGACAGACCCAGAGATGGATGAGTCTGCTATTGACGCTCTTATGACCCTCTTAGGGAAATCCCGTGACCCTTCCGATAACAGCGAATGACCTACGACAACTACCTGATGAAGAAGTAGCAGCCTTGATGGACCAGCTAGGTCCAGCTAAGGTAGAAGAGTTACAACACACTTGGGAGTTCTGGGCTAGACCCAACCAGATGGAGCCTACAGGCAACCATTGGGATATTTGGGTAGCATTAGCTGGCCGAGGCTGGGGTAAGACCAGAGCGGGTGCAGAGTGGGTAAGACACCGTATCCGTAAAGGCGACAAGATCGTACATTGTGTAGCACCAACAAAGGGTGATGTACGGAAGGTCATGGTAGAGGGCGATAGTGGCCTTCTTAATGTATGTTGGAAGGGTGATAAGACCTACCGTGGTACGCCTATAGGCTACCCAGAATGGTCCCCTACTAACAACACAATGACTTGGGAGAATGGGGCTAAGGCTGTATTCTTTTCGGCGGAAGACCCAGAGCGTCTTCGTGGTCCACAGGCTTACTCTGCATGGTGTGATGAGTTGTGTGCTTGGCGTAATGCCCAAGAGACTTGGGATATGTTGCAGTTTGGGTTACGTCTAGGCAGACACCCTCAAGTGTTTATCACTACAACCCCTAAGACCACCAAGCTACTGAGGACGATATTAGGTGATGAGAAGACGGTAACGTCCACAGGCTCCACCTATGACAACTCTGCTAACCTAGCCTCTACGTTCCTTGATGCAGTTAGGAAGACGTATGAAGGCACTAGACTTGGTAGACAAGAGCTTTACGCTGAAATCCTTGATGAAGCCTCTGGTGCCTTATGGAGCAGACAGGGACTTGCACAGGTAGAGATTGAAGCAGATAAAGTACCTGACTTAAACCGTATTGTAGTATCTATTGACCCTGCCATCACAAGCAACAAAGAGTCAGATATGACTGGTATTGTTGTAGCAGGGGTTGACGTAAATGGTATCGCTTACGTTCTGGCTGACCACACAGGTCGCTACACACCCCAGCAATGGGCTGCGAGGGCAGTGTCACTCTTTGAAGAGTATCAAGCTGACCGGATTGTCGCCGAACGTAATCAGGGCGGAGATATGGTTCGCCACACTCTCCACACAGAGTCTGAGACGGTCCCTGTCAAACTAGTCCATGCTAGTCGAGGCAAGATGGCCCGTGCTGAGCCGGTCTCCGCCCTGTATGAACAGAACAAGGTACGTCATGTAAAGGGTCTCAACGACCTTGAGGACCAGATGGTCACTTGGGAGCCACTAGGCTCCGTAGGATCACCAGACCGCCTTGACGCCCTTGTGTGGGCTATTACGGACCTATCCCTACAGGGCTATGCCAAGCCCCAATTAAAGCTGGCGTATAGCTCTGCGAAAGGACTTAGATAATGCCCAAGAAGCTCTCTGAAACAGAAGCCAAGAAGATTCTTGGTGTAGCTGGTGACAACACTCACAATGGTCAGATTCGAGCGGACGAGTTCCTGCCGGAGCTTCGTGGCAAGAAGGCCATCCGCAAGTACCGTGAGATGCGTGACAACGACAGCACCATTGGTGCAGTTATGTACGCCACTGAGCAAGTGCTTCGTGATGTAGAGTTGAAGGTTGTACCCTGCAATGATACACCAGAGGCCAAGAAGGAAGCAGAGTTTGTTGAGTCTGTCTTAGATGACATGGACCACACTCTTGATGACCATATTGCAGAGGCTTTGTCTTCTTTGTCGTATGGCTTTGCTTGGTTTGAGGTAGTATATAAGCGTCGTAGCGGTCCACAGTTCCGTAGCTACAAGAAGTATTCCAAGTACGATGATGGCCGTATCGGTATCCGTAAGCTGGCCTCTAGAGCGCCTTGGACTGTATCTAAGTTTGATGTAGACCAGAAGTCTGGTGATGTCTTAGGTCTCTATCAGGAAGGCTCACAGTTTGGTAAAAGCCATTATATCCCGGCTAACAAGTCTCTATACTACAAGACCACTGCAATTAACGGCGACCCTAGTGGTCGTAGCATTCTTCGTAATGCTTATACCTCTTATGAGTATCTGAACAATCTTCAGTCCATTGAGGCTATTGCAGTGGAACGAGAGTTGGCAGGTATCCCTGTAGCCCGTATTCCCTCGGAGTACCTCTCTAGTGATGCTACAGCCTCTCAGGCAGCGATTAGGGCAGACCTACAGCAAATCCTCCGAGACGTAAAGTTCAACGAGCAGGGTTATATTATCCTGCCAAGCGACACCTACCCTGACAAAGATGGTAGCCCAACCAATGTCCGCCTGATGGACATAGAATTGATGTCCTCTAGTGGTTCACGCAATATCCAAATCGACCCCATTGTTAGCCGCTACCAGCATGATATTGCTCGTAGTGTATTGTCTGAGTTTCTTCTACTCGGCGCACACAGCTCCGGTGGCTCGTATGCGTTATCTAAATCTAAGACCGACCTCTTTCTTCGTGCCTTGGAGAGCTACATTAGTGCCATCACTGACGTACTCAACAAGCAACTTGTAGAACGCCTGTGGCAGCTCAACGGGCTTTCCTACGATACTATGCCGTACATCAAGGCTGGTGATGTAGCACCGCACGATCTTCGTGAGATTGCAGCCTTCCTTCGTAATCTGAATGGTGCAGACATTAACGTCTCTGACCACCCAGAAGTTATTCAAGACCTCATGGACATTGCGGAACTCAGCTATGAACCTAATGAAGCTCCCCGGCGAGATGTACAACCGGATGAAACAGAAAGCCCAGAACAAGAGTGATCTTCAGACGCTCTATTCGATGACAGACCGAGAGCTTAACGATATTGGTCTTTCCCGTGGCTCTATTCGGGATGCCTTCTACAAAGGAAAGAAGTAATGCCTTTCTCTACTAATGCAGACCTCCCCAAAGCAGTACGACAGACTGTCCCTGAAGAAAAGCAGGGTAAGTTCCGTCAGGTATTTAACTCTGTCATGGAAGACACTGGTTCTGAGCAACGTGCCTTTCGTGCTGCTTGGTCTTCGGTAGAGAAGGTAAAGACTTCCACCTTAGCAGAGAAGGCTAAGAACTGGAACGCACGTCATGGTGCTAAGAAGGGCAACATCAGTGCTAAGACCCTGAGAGCCGTCTATGACCGTGGTATTGGTGCGTACAAGACCAACCCCGGTTCTGTACGACCTAACGTAACATCCAAAGAGCAGTGGGCAATGGCCCGAGTAAACAGCTTCCTTAAGATTGCTGCTGGCCAGAAGGCTGCTACGCATGACAAGGATTTGTTGCCGGGACGTACTGAGAAGGCTGAGTACCGTGGTGAGAAGGTCTCCCTAGACAAGCCATTCCGTCTGCCTAAAGGCTCTGCTAAGAAGTTTGGTGTTTACGTCAAGTCCGGTGACAAAGTGAAGCGAGTTACTTTTGGTAGCCCCACTATGGAAATCCGTCGTGACGACCCAAAGGCCCGTGCTAACTTCCGGGCTAGGCACAACTGCGATAGTAAGACTGATAAGACCACTGCTGGTTATTGGTCCTGTAAGATGTGGGAGTCTGGTTCTTCTGTGAGCGATATGCTCGCAAAAGACGACTCCGAGCAAATGAACCTAGAGGGTCAAATCCTTAAGACAGACGACGAACAGCGTCTTGTCTACGGTTGGGCCTCGGTCATCACTGAAGACGGTAAGCCTCTGGTAGACCGCCAAGGTGATGTAATTGAAGCCGACACTATGGTTAAGGCCGTGAATAAATTCATGGAGCATATTCGTGTTGGTAAGATGATGCACAAGGGGGATCAGGTGGGTCAAGTTGTCCACTCGATGCCTCTCACTAATGAGATTGGTGAGTCCTTGGGCATTTCCAGTAGCCGTGAAGGTTGGATCGTAGCATTGAAGGTATTCGATGATGAGGTCTGGTCTCTGGTAAAATCTGGCCAACTTACGGCCTTTTCTATCGGCGGCAAAGCTAAGAGGAAGGAAGTAAATGACTAACATCCTACTCGACTTGGAGTTGGACGAACTGTCACTTGTTGACCGTCCTGCTAATCAAGCCGCTACAATCTGTCTTATTAAAAGGGACGAAAGCATGGAAGACATGGAAAAAGGGTACGACTCTTACCTCGACGAGCGTAAGGCGTACTTCATGGACAAGGGCATGGGTGAAGACGAAGCCATGAAGAAGGCTAAGGAAGAACTCGAAAAGATGTCCGCTGACGAGAAGAAGGAGCTTATGGCTCGCCTTAACAAAGCTGACGAAGCTGATGTAGCAGAAGAGGCTGTAGACCAGTCCGAACTGTTCTTGGCTGAAGTTGACGCTCTTAAGGCAGAAGTCTCCCGCCTCTCCAAGGCCCTCGAAGACAACGGTTACGTTGTTTCCGAAGAAGAAGTTACGAAGGCTGAAGAGCCTGAGTATGTAGAATTTGACGGTGAGAAGGTTGTCAAGTCTGACATCCCGGCCCCCGTCCTCAAAGCTCTCGAAGAAGCAGAGATTGCCAAGCGTCATATCGAGCTTAAGAAGCAAGCTGACGAAATCCTGCCTAACTTCGATAACGAAATTGCGGCCTCCCTCTTGGCTCATGTAGCTAAAGATGACGCAATCGTAGAAGCCCTCAAAGCTGCTGATGCTGCTATGGGTGCTTCGATGTCTGAGATCGGTGAAGCGTCGGTAGAAGCAGATATGCTCTCTTCCAGCGATAAGCTCGATGCTCTTGTTAAGTCCTACATGGACGAGAACAACCTTGCCAAGAAGGACCATGCTAAAGCATACGCTGCGGTAGCTAAGACCGACGAAGGTAAGGCACTCATTAATAAGCTCTACAAAGGAGAGTAAATCATGGCGACGAACGCAGGCCGCTTTAACACCGTATCCTTGACCTCGGATGCTGCTCTGGCCCAATACCGTTTGGTCACTCTTGACCCCAATGTTACCACCACTGATGGTAGCGCAGCTTACCCCGATGCCCAAGGTCAGCATGCCCTTGGCATTACCGTGACTTCTGCTGACGCTGCTGGCAAAATTGTTACCGTGCAGTATGACGGCATTGCTTTGGCTGAAGCTGGCGGCGGTATTCTTGCTGGCGACTACATCACTCCGTTTGATGGTACGACTGGTAAAGTAGGTGCCGCTACTTCGAATGATGCAAAAGTTGGTGTAGCTCTGTCTGCTGCTACTGCTGACGGGGACATTATCTCCGTTCTGCTCAAGCCAGCTTCTGACACTCACGCTTAATAGCAGTTAAGGAAGAGGAATAACAAATGCCTTTGCTGACCCCATCTAGCGTGCATATTGATGCACCACTCACCAATCTGACGCTGGCTTATGCCCAGTCTCAGGACGCCTTTGTCGCTGGTAAAGTCTTCCCTGTTGTAGGTGTAGACAAGCAGTCCGACAAATACTACATTTACAGCCGTCAGGAAATGAACCGTACTGGTGATGTCAAGAAGCTGGCACCTCGTACCGAAGTAGAACGTATCGGTATGTCGGTCTCTAACGACAACTACTTCGCCGATGTCTACGGTCTTGGTATGGACTTCGATGAGCAGACCCTTGCTAACGAAGATGCTGCTTTGGACATTCGTGCTGCCGGAGCGCAGACTCTGACCATGCGTATGCTGGTACACCGTGAAGAGCAGTTCGTAACGAGCTTCTTCTCGGACAACATCTGGACCTCTAAGTACACTGGTGTGGCCTCTACGCCTTCCACTAACGAAGTGATCCAGTGGTCTGACTTTACGGGTTCTGACCCTATCATCAACGTCACTGATGCAGCTACCACAATGCAGCTTGCCTCTGGTGGTTTCCGTCCTAACACGATGGTTGTTGGTCGTCAGGTACACGATGCTCTGATTAACCACCCAGACATTCTGGGTCGCCTGAACGGTGGTGCTACTGTAGACAACACCGCTCTCGTAACCAAGGCGAAGCTGGCAGAAATCTTTGAGGTAGAAAACTACTACGTCATGGATTCTGTTAAGAACGTCGGTAAAGAAGGCGCTGCTGAAGACAATGAGTTTATCGGCGGTAAGTCTGCCCTTCTGACCTACACCCCAAGCACTGCTGGTCTGATGACCCCTGCTGCTGGTCTTACCTTCGCATGGAACTCTGTACCGGGTGTAAACAACCTTGGCATCACTGTTGAGTCCTTCTCTGACGACGCTCTTAAGCGTCAGCAGATCGCTGAGATGATTCAGGTGAAGATGTCCTACGACATGAAGGTGACTGCTCCTGAGCTGGGCTTCTTCTTCAAGACCATCGTAGCATAAGGAACTAGAGTATGACACCCGACTACTCTAAGCTACCTTTCCAACTTGACTGGGTTCACACCGTAAAGCGTCCGTTTAGCTCTGCGGGAACCCAGTGGGAAACCGGAGACTTCTTCGACTGGAAACAGCGAAGTATCTCTTGGGAAAACGTGTTGACGTTGTTTAATCAGGGCTTTCTTCGGCAAGAGCCTCCCTCAGAGAAACCTGAAAGGGTTGCTGTCGGAGACGGCCTTGATGAACTAGACCAAGATGAACTTTCGGCTATCGTAAAGGGCATCAACAAGAAGGTCAAGCAGTTCACGAAGACAGATCGTGAATACAACATGAAGAAGTGTAAGGCTTCTACGGTCACGAAGAAACAACGTGGCCATATCCGTACTTGGCGTAACAGCCCTTGGGCTGATTGGGAGCAAGCATAATGACGTTCACCTACGATGTTGACGATCTTAATACCACCACTGCGACAGGCCGTCGCAATGCAGTACGTTTTCTCGTAGGTGATACTGACTCCACCGACGTACAGGTACAAGACGATGAAATTGCTTTTGCTCTTACTGAGTCCAGTGACAATGTTTATGAGGCTGGTGCTTACTGCTGTCGAGCTATTGCAGCTAAGTATTCTCGTCGTGTTGACACTGAGCTTGATGGCGCTCTTAGTGCTAGTTACTCTGATCTTCACTCCCATTATCTGGCCCTTGCAGAAAATCTTGAGGCTGAGTCCAAGAAACAATCAGGTCTCGGTGTCAAAGCTGGGGGCCTCAGTAAGGCAGCTATCTCTGTGGTAAGGCAGGACACTGATCGTGTTACTCCATCTTTCCGCAGGGATCGTTTCCGCAACCCACCAAACTATGATGGTTCTGCGGATTACGAGTGAGGAATAGTCCATGTCGTTTAATGCTAGAGACCTTTTAAAGCTGGTCCAAGACTTTGGCGAAACTCTTACCCTCCGCAAGGTCACCACTGATGGAACCTACGATGCTGCCACTGGTACTTTGAGCGGCAGTGCGACAACGGACTATTCCTTTACCGGATACTTCTATAACCTAGCAGAGGGTACATCTGACCTCACTAAGACTAGGAAGGGCAGTCGGGCTTGTGTCATCCCCGCTAAAGGTCTTACGGTTGTCCCTGACGACCAAGACCAGATTACAGGGCATGGTGACACGGTTAATATTACCACCGTGAGAACCATCTTTAGTGGTGGTCAGCCCGTCTGTTACCTCTGTGAGGTGTTTGAATAATGGCAGTCCCTAAGATAAAGGTCTCCCCTGCTCTTAAGAAGAAGCTGGCAGAGATCGACCAGATGGTTGAAGACGCCGTAGAGCGTAAGATGACTGACGTGGCTAGGACTGTTGTTCTGGCCTCTCCTGTAGATACAGGTGCATTCGTCAACTCTTGGTCCTTCAAGGACAACCTTGGTGGAGGCCGTAGTAAGTCCTCTCTGGGTAAGCCTACAGGCCGAGATAAGGGGTCCGAGCGAGGCAAAGCCCTTAATAACTTGGTAAACGACATCAAGAAGACTGTTGAAGTGGGTAGCCCCGGTGGTCCTGTTAAAGAAGGCATCGGCATCCAAGCTGACAACTATTACTTCATCAATCGTTCGCCTCACGCTAAAGAAGTTGATAACAACCCTAAGCACCAAGTAGTAGACAAAGTTATTCGGCAACACGGTAGGTAAGCATGGCTAGTATATACAGAGACATTCGTGCAGCCCTAGAGACTAAACTAGCCGCCGTATCCGGTATCCCAGCTATTTCCTACGAGAACGTCTCCTATGACCGTACCAACGGAACTTCTTATGTAGAGACGTTCTTTGTGCCTCAATCCCGTAGACCCGCTGTACGAGGCTTAAATCCACAGCAACGCTATGGTGGAGTATTCACCGTAGTCTGTTATGCCGCAGAGGGTACTGGTCCCGGTGCAGCAGATGAAATTGCGGACAAGGTACTAGAAGCCTTTGAAGCAACCACAGATGTCTCTTACACCAATGGTGATGCAGAGACTTTTGTTGTGTCTATCGACTATGCCGAACGAGAAGGTGGCGGGTTAGACACTCCGTTCTATTATGTCCCGGTGAACATCGGGTTCTACATTTATAACTAAGGAGGAAGCAAATGGCTTTCGCACAAGGTTCTCGTTCACAGCTTGCTCTCGGCGCTCAAAGTGTTTTTGGCACAGCAGTTACAGTAGACACCAATCTCCCCTTCAACAGTCACTCTCTGAACCTGTCTAAGGACCGTGTACAGGGTAATGAAATTCAGCCAGACCGCATGGACCGAATTGACCGTCACGGTAACAAGACGGTAGCTGGTGACATTGCTGTAGACCTTCGTAACCTCACCTACGACTCTCTGATCCAGTCTGCTCTGATGACCAGCGATTCGCTGTCAAGCGGTGCTAGTATTGGCACTACGCCTTCTTACTTCACTATTGAAGACCAGTTTAAGGACATCAACAAAGCTCGTAAGTTTACGGGCATGACTGTTTCTACTATGGGGGTGTCTATTGCACCTAATCAAATGGTAACTGCTACCTTTGGCATGGTAGGCAAAGATATGTCTCTTGAGAACTCTGCTACTGACGTATCTGTTGACGACTCGGAGCCAGTCCCTTATGATTCCTACAGTGGCACCATCTCTGTCGGTGGCTCTGCTGTTTCCATCGTGACCAGCCTTGATTTTACGTTGACCAACTCTTTTGCTCCTACCTTTGTCGTAGGCAGCGATTCTGCCCCACAGCTTGAGTTTGGTAAGGCAGTTCTGGAAGGCACTCTGACCGCCTACGTCGAGGACTTGACCACACTTGAGAACTTGTTTGTTAGCGAAGTAGAAAGCTCTATTTCTGCACAGGTTGGTGACGGTACTAACACCATGACATTTCTTATCCCACGGGTTAAGTTTAACTCTGGTGACATTCCGGTAGACGGCCCCAACTCCCGTATCATTAACCTTTCCTTCGTGGGTCTCTACGAGAGCGCAGTCAACGACACTCTCTTTAAGATCACTACGACATAAGAATCCCTTGGCCGAGGGGAGAGAGGTGAGCTTGTCGGGTGGCTCCCTCTCTCATTCATTTAGTAACCCGAATTAACCCAAAGGAACCCGACTATGGACTTGAAGAATCTTACTCCAACTTCCGACACAATCGAAGTTATTCTGGTACATCCAAATACCCTAGAGCCTCTGATGAACGAAGGCACTAAGAAGCGTGAGATGAGTATCACTCTCCATGCACCACACTCCAAGGAGTACAAGA